CATTTTGTCTTTTGGACTTTTTGTAAGGATATGCCTCCTTCGGCTCTCCAAACAACGGAAAAAGCACATTGTCATACACTTCTTTGCAGACGTTGATAATATAATGTCCTCCTTTTTTTAACCCATTATAAGTTTTTGTAAAAAGAGGCTTGTAAAAGAGTTCATCCATTTCTTTTTTGGAATTATATTGTGCATTGTTTTCGTATTTTTGAATGAAGTAATAAGGAGGTGATGTGAAAACAAGATCGTAATCGTATTTCGAGTAATCTATTTGGAGCGCATCTTCAAAAAGCATTTCAATAATGGTAGTAGGCGACACCGTTTTCAAAAACTCGCACATTTTTTCATACGGTTTTTTCAATTGGTGGTTGATTTCAATGCCGATGTATTTTGGAATATGCAGAGCCGCGGCTGCTGTCGCCGCACCTCCCCAACCAGCGCAAAAATCCAGAACACATGTTGGATTGTATTTAGCATAAATTTCCATATAAACCAGCGGGCGAATGATATTGATGGCGCTAATGCATATATTGTAAACCTCTTTCAAAACAATATACTGGTTTTTAGTCCCATTCTTGTTTTTAACGGTTTCGTAATAAGTCAGCATATTAGAAATAAACTTTTTCTTTTTGAATTCATCCAATTTTTCTATAAACTCGTAAAAATTTATATTGTATTTGCCTCGTGTTTCCAAACGCTGTGCAAAGGTAAAATAATCGACTACATTGTTCCCGATTCGGCAGCGAGGGGATTGTTTTTCAACTTTTTTCTCTAGACCAATTTGAATCAGTTGGTTCATTTCTTTTTCCACGTCAGCGAAAGAAATGTTCTTGATTTGTTTCGCTAAAAAATCTTTATTCAAAGACATTTATTTAGATAAATACTTTTAAAATTTAAATTTAAATACAATAATAGATTAAATTTAAATAAAATGGCAAGATTACAAAGTCTGGAAGACATAAAATATGCTTTCTACATTAATTTAGAAACACGACCTGACAGAAGAGTTCATGTCGAAAAACAAATGCAGCTTCTAGGTATTCCGGCTCAGCGTTTCAATGCCATCAAGTTAAAAAATGGTGCTTTAGGATGCTCCATGAGCCATCTCAAGTGTCTGGAAACAGCCAAACAAAATGGGTGGGATCACATTCTTATCGTGGAGGACGATATTTTGTTTATCGATCCTTCTCTCTTCAAGAATCAAATGAATCTCTTTTTAAAGAATCATTCGGACACATTTGATGTACTCCTCGTCGCAGGCAACAATGTGCCGCCCTATCAACAAGTGGACGAATCTTGCATCAAAATTCGCAACTGTCAAACTACAACGGGTTATTTAGTGAAAAGCCATTATTACGATATACTCATACAAAATATAAAAGAAGGAATTCAACATTTGATGAAAACATTGGATCATCACGTAATGTATGCCATCGACAAGTATTGGTTTCGACTTCAAGAAAGAGACAACTGGTACCTTATCATTCCTTTGTCTGTGATACAGAGAGAAGATTACAGTGATATCGAAAAAAGGGCGGCTAATTACAAAAAAGTCATGTTGGATCTGGACAAACCATGGCTTTCAAAAAATCGTGAAAAACTCATTACACAATCTATTCAAAATTTAAAAATGCAGGAAGAGCTCAAAATTATTAAACCTTCAAGAAAGATGGGGATGTTTATTTAGGGGAACCAAGGTTCCCCCTAAGACCCCCTCCTTTCTTAAAAGATGATTTGGTTCCACGGAACCTTTAAAAAGACCAAGTGGAACAAAAAACAACAATTTAGCATTGTGATGATTATTTAATTTTAATTATTATAGCGAGAAACAGGTCTTCATTTTTAAAGTGTGTACATTTTATTGTTGTAAAGTTTTTATTTTTTTATATTTTTTTCTTTTATTTTTATATTTTTTTAGAGTTTTTCTTATATTTTTATATTTTTTCCCCACATTTTTATATTTTTTTCTTGTATTTTTGCCACCATCAATCTCGTCTAATGCATGAGATGCATTTAACGATTCACTTGTTTCATCATTAGAAAAAGGACGAACATCATAAATACCTTCGCGTCTTAATAAGTGTAATATATTCACTTCATGACCTTCTCCTACAATAATACAAAATATATCTTCAGGTGTCCTAGTATTATTAAGTCTATCTACATTTGCTACTATAGCAGCATCTACAAGTTTATAACTACTATAAAATAATGGTTCAAATATTGGAACATTTATATTTTCATATGTTAATTGTTGTATTCCATTTTTTAAAAATAATAGTTCTGGTGTTTGTTCAACAGCATTACACGTTCGTAAAAACTTTTTTTTTACTTTTTCAAATAACTCAGATGCTTGGGTTATAATTTGTGCATCTGTGCGTCGCATATTTATTCCAAAATAATCGCTTGTTAAACATGTTTTAATTGCCATAACAGCTGTTTTGCCATTAACAGGTAAAACTATTGTGTGTGGGTCTTGTTTCATTGATAAAAAATAATTTAAAAGTTGTAAATATCCCTCAATCAATGATATTTCACTCTCTATAGGAATACTTGCAATTACAGGAGGAATATCATATTGAATTGGACGAGTACTTTCCCCAAAAATTATTAAATTTCTATCTGGATAAAGTCTCTTTATTTCTCTTACTTTTGTAAGTGTAGTATTTTCTACATGATCTTCTGACAAAACAAATACACGTCTCCTCATTATTATATATAATATAATAAAAAGTATTAAGGATAAGTCGTTGAATATTTTTATTTTATTGTTCCACCTTTAGAAAAGGTGGAGCCAAATTTGTTTTGGCACAACCTTTCTCAAAGGTGAATTTGGCTCCACCTTTTTTAAAGGTGGATAAAGTCGGAAAGTTCAATATCCGTGAAATACTGATTCGTCGCAATGTGCATGATTGTTCTTTTTAACTCTTCGTCCAAATAAAAACCCATTGCATAGTCTTCAAAAAACTCTTGCCGAATGTTTTTCTTTTTCAAAATCAAACACTTGATTGCCTCTTTAGAGAGAAAATAGAAGCGTCCACTGCAATAATATGTTTTTTTCATTGGCAAATGTTTTGGCAACTCTGGATGAATCGTGTGGTAATTGGACAAATGATTCTCTTTAATGGTTACAACAAATCCACCATAATGTGTTTTTGGCTTTTTGCTTTGCACTACATTCGATATTATTTGGAAAAACTGCGGTTTCACTAAAATCTGGTCATCATCCGTTTTATAAATATATTGATACAAAAAAGTATTATCCACAGCTTCGTAAGCAGCAATTACTTTTTTTGGAAGTGAATTGTAATCATCTGGCGTTTTTACCCACAGAATGCTTGCCTCTTCATCAAATTTGTATTCTGAGCCCAAATCTTCATCACCAATAACGTGATAATATTTTAGCCATTCGGGGATTTGTTTTAGCCATGTATTTTTCTGGAAAATCGCCTTTTTTACATACTTTTTGCAGTTCATGATTAATAGAATAAATGGTTGTTCTATCATTTAAATAATAAGACGGTTTATTATTTAAATTTCTTTTTTTCTTATTATTTTCTTTCTCTCTTTCTCTTTTTATTATTTTTCTCTTTTATAATTTCTCTCTTCTTTCTCTTCAAAAGTTGTCAACACACTCCGCAGAACAACAAATCATATCACAACGGCGACGACTATAAACGTATTTCATAATCATTTTATTGCAGACATCGCAATATTGTGGGTTGCGAATATCTTCTAAAACCCATCTCATCTTTTCTCTGTGTTCTGGGTTGTATTCATAAATGTGTATTATTATTTCATAAGGCAATTTGGAAAGGTTGTCCATCGTGTATTTTTTGAACATTATAAAACAATGAAAACAATATCAATTTTTTACATTTTCTCTCTTCAATCAATATTCAACTTCTATTTTTGTCCATGATGGGGGGAACAAATCCTTGATATCATGTTTTATTGTGGGTCCGAACCAGATGGAAGGATAAAGAACCACTTTCTTTTTATTCGTATTCAAATAAGCTCCCCACCAACTAAAAGTGCTGTTGGCAATAATATTGAATCTGCATGCACTCATTAAAAGCATCTGCTCCCAATCTTTTAACTTAGTGTCGGCTCTTTTAAAAATAAAGGGGTTTCCTTTTTGTTTGAGTTGTTCTACTATTTCTTCCACCTCTTCTAAATCTTCCTCTTCACAAAAATAAAGGATTGTTTTAACTTCAAAGAGAGAAAGATGTGACAATGCTTTTTCATAATAATCGGCTTTCAACAAAGGATGCATGTGTTCTACTTTTTTGTAATCACCGCGACGAAAATGCATACTTGCAAAACCCTCCAACATTTCGGGAGTATAATCTGTTTTTTCAATAACCTGTTGCTTAGCATTTTCTATTTGCAGCATTTTGCAAAGGGTCAAAAAAAAAGCGTCGAAATATTTGTAGCTTTGAAAATAGCCGTGCAAACAAATATCAGATTTGTTTTTCAAAAGGTTGATAATATCGGTATAATGAAATCCTTGTTCCTTGATGATTTGCAAAGGAGGAAATTCCTTTTTTAAAAAGGGTTTTAGAGAGAATAAAAAAGTATTCCAATAAGTGTGCCGAATGGTAGTGGAACCGGCACCCAGCGCATCTATATTGTAAAAATGAAATGCCTGTTTGCTTCGAATCGCGTAAGCAATAGTGGTGAATATTTGAAACAATTGGTTGCCGAGTCCGCCCATCAAGTTGCAAGTGAGCATTTTATAAGATTTTAGAGATATTTATTTATGCGGGTTGAACTAATGCATCGTCCGGCAAATCATTTGCTTTTTTACTCTCCATGAAAGATGTGTGTTTGCCGCTTCTTAAATGCTCGGATATACCAGCATATCTAATGGTGGAACCACACTCACAAACAAAAGTCGTTTTTTGTTTTTCTAAAATTTGTTCTTTTTTTGCTTGATAATATTTCTGTTGGTTCTCTTTTATTTTTTGCTTGTTTTCTTCCACATATTGTTTGCTTTGTTCCAAAATTTGGTCACGATGTTCTTTATAATATTGTTGTTTTTGTTCTGCGTTTTTTTCTTTATGTGTGTCATTGTATTTTTTTTTAGATTGTTTAATTTGTTCTGCATGCTGGTCTCTGTATTCTTTTTGCTTTATTTTCATTTCTTCTTTTTTTTGTTGCATTTTTTCCTCAGTATTTTCATCTTCTTTTACAATTCCATTCTTTGCATTTTCGTAATCAATGTGAAACTGTGTTTTCAAATGAGCATGTTTGTTTCCAAATGTGTGTTGATGACCACATTCACACGTTACAATTTGCTGCCTTTGTTCCTTGATTTTATCCTTGTTTGTTTCTCTCCAATCTTTCAATGTTTGACTAATTTCTTCTTTATGTGCTTCGCGATATACTTTTTGAGTTGCGGATATTTTTTGCTTATTTTCTTTTTGGTATTCTTGCTGATATTCTTTAATTTCCTCTTTATGAGCCTCCGCATATTCCTTCATTTTTTCTAAAAATTGAGGTTTGTTTGCAACATAGTTTTCTTTCTTTTTTTCTAATATTTCATTTTTATGTTCTTCGTACCATTGTTGTTTATACGCCTCAGGATTTTCAACACACTGGGCATAAGGATTTACGCAATTCAATGTAGCCCCTAATTTCTCTATATATTCTTGTTCAAAAGATTCTGCTTCTCTTTTATTTTTGCAATCACATTCTTCAATTTGTACCATTTTCCAATTATCCCATCCTCCATGTTCCCGTATAAATTTATAAACGTATGTGTTGTATCCAGGATAATTTGGATTATTAGAAGATGTTTTATGTTGATTTTTTCTTTTTGTAAAATTAGTCGTGTGACCAATATAAATATCTTTAATTTCACTGTTTAAGCAACAAAGCTTGTAGATAATAGTTTCTGAGTAGTCTGGCACTGTTTTTGGCATCATAATATCTTATAGTATCTTAGAATGTTATGTCTTTAAATCATTTTTTTTAGAAATCTTCAGTTAGTTCAAATGCCTCATTCGCGCCCATTTTGTTCGCCAATGCATAATCAGATGTCCTTTTTTCAAAGAATGACGTTTTGCCTTCAAGGCTAATTAATTCCATCCAATCGAATGGGTTCGCTACATTGTAAATCTTATCGTAGCCAAGTTGAACGGATAATCGGTCAGCCACAAACTTGATATATTGCGTCATCAAATCCGCATTCATTCCAATCAATCTGCACGGCAATGCGTCACAAATAAATTCCATTTCGATCTCCACTGCCTCCTTGATAATCTCATAAACGCGAGCCTTTTTCACCTTGTTCTCCAATTTGCTATACAACAACACCGCAAATTCGCAGTGGAGCGCCTCGTCACGCGAAATAAGCTCGTTGGAAAAGGTGAGCCCCGGCATGAGCCCGCGCTTCTTTAGCCAAAAGATGCTGCAAAAGGCGCCGCTAAAAAAGATGCCCTCTACGCAGGCAAACGCGATTAAACGCGTAGCGAAACTGCTACGGTTGTCGCGGATCCACTTTTGCGCCCAATCTGACTTCTTTTTGATACACGGAAAATTTTCAATCGCATTGAAAAGCCTATGCTTCTCCGACTTGTCCTTGATATACGTATCAATTAAAAGACTGTATGTTTGCGAATGGATATTCTCCATTGCAATTTGAAACCCGTAAAACGCTCTCGCTTCCGATACTTGCACGTCGTTCATGAAACGCCCCGCCAAGTTCTCTAAAACGATTCCGTCACTCGCAGCGAAAAAAGCCAAAATCATCGATACAAAGAATCTTTCGTCAGCATTCAAGCTCTCCCAATGCGGCACATCTTTTGTTAAATCGATTTCTTCGGCTCTCCAGAAACAATCCACTTGCTTTTTATACATTTCCCATATGTCGTTGTATTTAATTGGGAACATAACAAAGCGATTATCGTCAGGGGCGAGCAAAGGTTCTATATTGTGTTTTGACATCCTAAATAATATATTGTAAAGATTTTAAATTTATTTTTTAAATATTAAAATAAAATCCTATTTTAATAATAAAATGCCGGGTTTTCAAGAAGACCAAGGAAGCTTTATTGTAAAACCACAACTAGAATCAACTGAAACGGATGATTTCGAATTGGACAAATTATCTTTAAAAGAAAAAGACGAACTCTTTATGCAGTTGCAACAATTGGCCGACACCAAGAAAAGAATGTTGTTGGAAAATCAAAAAAAAATAATGAAGGAATCTTCCCAAAACAATGAATTTTTAGACCGAGTGAAAGAAGATTATGCAAAATACAATCAATATTTTGTAAAACAGGGGAACGACCTAGTTCGAGCATTGGAAATTATTCGCGAACATATCCAAGATTTAAACTCTTCTGGAGAACTAAGTGAGCAAAATGTAAAGGATTCCAAGGAAGAACAAAAAAAAATAGCAAGGGAAATAGAAGAAATACGAGATTTTTTGCAAGAACTTTCCTAGTAAAAATAAAATGAAATAAATAATAATATTTATGAAATGTATAAATGAGTCATTTGACGACAAGAAGAACAAGAAAAACGAGAAGAACGGGAACAAGAACAACAAGAAGAAGCAAAAGAATGAGAGGAGGATTTACTTATAATGTGCATACAAAACGCACGGTTTTAACGACTACTTCTTCACGCAAGAAAAAGAAGAAGTCCTCTAGTAAAATTTCCTCCGCAAAATCTGAAAAATAATTTTACGAATCAAATCGTGCATAAAAAGAAAAAAAAATATTTTTTCTTTTTATGACAAGTTCTATCAAACAATTCGCCATATTGGGTGAAAGATGTAGCGGAACTAATTTTTTAGAAGAGTCTATAAAAGAAAATTTTCATATTTCTTATACAGCAGAATTTGGAAGCAAACATTTTTTCTGTTACAATAATTATGTTACAACAAAAGAGAGACATGAACAAACATTGTTTATCGGTATTGTGCGTAACCCTATTTATTGGTTGAATAGTTTTTCCAAAGAGCTGCACCACGTTCCGACTAAGAACAAGGTATTACACAATTTTTTATTCAATGAATTTTATTCTGTTCGCGATCCTGAAAATACGACGATGACTCATTTTGCAGAACATAGCGGAAATTACCTATTCAAAAATAGAAATATAAAACGCGAAGAAGAGCTGAATGAGAAAGACTTTAACTATTTTACCAATCAAAAATACAAAAATATATTTGAACTTCGAAAGTGTAAAAATTACTATTTAACGGATATTATGCCAAAGCAAGTAAGACATTATATTTTAATTCACCACGAAGACCTGCTTTTTAACTTTGAAGATACATTAGCGAAAATACAGAGACAATTTGGATTGAAACCAAAACATGCAAATTTTGTAAAAGTAAATAAATACAAAAAATCGGATAGTGTTTCTTATCAAGGACAGCGTCAAATTACATTCTCTCCTGCGATTGTAAAAACATTATGGAACAATTTAGACATGAAACAAGAGAATAATTTAGGTTATTTTATGTGGGATGATAATGCCTATTTTCGAACCAAGAGAGAACAAGAAAAAGAACTAGAACAAGAAGTAGAAGAAGAAGAATTAGAAGAAGAAAAATTAGAAGAAGAAGAATTAGAAGAAGAAGAATTAGAAGAAGAAGAATTAGAAGAAGAAGAATTAGAAGAAGATTTGGAAGAAGATTTGGAAGAAGAAGAATTAGAAGAAGATTTGGAAGAAGAAGATTTGGAAGAAGAAGAATATTAAAAAATTATATATCACCCTCTATTTTTTTAAAGGTTTATATATATAGAATGAAACTGAAGAGAGAACTTTCGAATTTATTAAGAAACAAATTGGTGTTGAATATTGTTTCTTTATTAGCTTTACTAACAGTAATCGGTTATGGTATGATGAACAATTTGAATGCAGTTGCTTTTTTTATAGCCATAGCAGTGCTAATCTTTTACTTTAGTAAAAATATGATTCTTGTCTTGGGTGTTCCACTCATAGTAGTGAATTTATTTGTTTATTACATGCACGTAATAAAGGAGGGTATGGAAACGCAAGGCTCATCTCAGATGCAACAAGCGAAAAGTTCTTCTCCTACTCCTACTCCTACTCCTAATCCTAGTCCTAGTCCGAAAAAAAATACCAAATATCAAAAACCAACCTCACAAGGTTTGCCAGCTACAAGCGTAAAGGAAGAAGAGGAAGATGATAAGAAACCTCTAGATGAATCTTTTGAAGTGGGAAGAGCGAAACAAATGGGCGGCTACAAAATTGATTATGCTTCTACTATAGAGGATGCTTACGATGACTTAAATAAGATTTTGGGTGGCGGAGGAATGAAAAAATTGACAAGTGATACACAAAATTTGATGAAACAACAAGTGCAATTGGCACAGGCAATGAAAGGAATGGAACCTCTCATTCAAAGTATGACTCCACTCATGCAACAAGCGCAAGGTTTGTTGGGAGGGTTAAAAGATGGAGACGGTAAAGGATTAGGTGGAATGATGGATATGCTTAAACAATTTTCAGGAAAGCAGCAAGAGATGCAATAATTTTTTTATATTATATTTTGTCATTATGTCACAATATAATACAAGAACAACCACCCTTTCTAGAGAATTGGAATATAAGGAATAGATTCCATGGTTGGTAGTCGCCGTGTTTTTAAATGTTTGCGAACCTTTTTTAATCTTTTTGTTTTCTTTTTTTTGCCGCCGATAGTGCGACCAATTGTTCGATCGGCATAATTCACTTGTTGAGCGCCCGTTGTAATGGATTCCATGTTATTTCCTATTCTGGTTGCAACACGTTCTGTAATAATGTCTGTAAAAGCATCAAAGACGCGCAAAATGTTTTCTTTTTCGGAATTGGATTCTGTAGATGGTGATGTTAATGATGATAATGATGATAATCTTTCTAAATCATGAGATGGTTCCTCCTGAGTAACAGCTTCTACAGAAGGAGGACCAGCTTCTACAGAAGGAGGACCAGCTTCTACAGAAGGAGGACCAGGTCCTACAGAAGGAGGAAGAGGTTCTGCTTCATTGTGTTCTTCTACTGCTGGTGGAAGAGCTTCTGCTTCATTGTGTTCTTCTACTGCTGGTGGAACAGCTTCTACAGCATTGTGTTCTTCTACTGCTGGTGGTGGAAGAGGTTCGGCTTCATTGTGTTCTTCTATTACTGGTGGTGGAAGAGGTTCGGCTTCATTGTGTTCTTCTATTACTGGAGCATTATGTTGTTCCATTTCTGGTGGTGGAACAGCTTCTACAGCATTATGTTGTTCTATTTCTGGTGGAACAGCTTCTACAGCATTATGTTCTTCTACAGCATTATGTTCTTCTACAGCATTAGGTTCTTCTATTGCTGGTGGAACAGCTTCTACAGCATTATGTTGTTCTATAGCATTGTGTTGTTCCATTTCTGGAGCATTATGTTGTTCTATAGTATTGTGTTGTTCCATTTCTGGAGCATTGTGTTCTTCTATAGCAGCTAGTAGGGGAGCATTGTGTTGTTCTACCGTAGCATCGTGTTCTTCTATAGCAGCTGGTAGAGCTGCAATGTGGTCATTAACATGTGCTTCATTCACGCGAGCAACCGGTTCTTCAACAGCTGCATTAACAGGTTCTTCTACATGAGCAATATTTGATTCATGCGGAGCAACATGCTCATTCACAGGCTCTTCTACATGAGCAATATTTGCTTCATGTGGAGCAACATGCTCATTAACATGCTCATTAACAGGTTCATTAACAGGCTCATTAACAGGCTCATTAACAGGTTCATTAACCGGTTCATTAACAGGCTCATTAACAGGCTCATTAACAGGTTCATTAACCGGTTCATTAACATGAGCAACAGGAGCGACCGGTTCATTCACGTGTTCTTCATTAACCGGTTCTACTAGAGGAGCAACTTCAGCCGCAGGATTTGCTTCTGCTTGTTCTTTCATTGCCGCCTGATTTTTTCTTCTTTGGGCTTTCAATCTTTTTCCCATTTTTCCACCCTCCATGCCATAATCTTTCAATGTTTTTCTAGCTAAATTTAGATCTCTTTTTTTTCTAAATGTCTTTCTTCGTGCTGTCCTATTTTTGTTCTTTTTTATTTTTCGAAGGGACTGTTTTTTTGCATTACATAATTTCGATATTTTACCTTTAGTTAATTTCATTTCTATATATATTTTTGAACATTTTAAATTTATTTGTATAGTTATATATAATGAATGATAATCAAAATATAAATATTAGTCAGCAAAATGTTACAGGTCCTTGCAACTCTAAATGCGCCTACAGCTTCAATTATCCGGAAAGTAGTTCCACTGCTCAAAATAACGGCTACTTTATTTCACTATCCTATGAAAACAGTTCCACGCCCCCCGTTACATTCAATGCGCAAAAATACAACATTTCCACGATCTACCTTTTTTCGCCATCCATTCATCTTTTCAATAACACCACAGCATCCGGCGAAATATGCATTGAACATGCGCCTGTTGGAGGAGGTTCCAATTTGAATGTTTGCATCCCTTTAACATCCTCTACAAATTCTTCCACATCTTCCAATTTAGTTAGTCAAGTTATTCAAAGTGTCGCCCAAAACAGTCCCAGTGAAAACGAAAGCACCACTCTAAATATTTCGGATTTCACATTGAATAATATTGTGCCCGCAAAACCATACTATTTTTACAATGAATCTAGCACAGACTGGATAGTGTTTGACATTATGAATGCCATTCCTATTAGTAATTCGATAATAACTTCTTTGAAACAGATCATTAAACCTTATCCCATACCTACACCCGGCAGCAACCTTTATTATAATTCTGCTGGACCCAATAGTGTCGATGGCAACAAAGTAGGAGAAGGTATTTACATTTCTTGCCAACCTACTGGAACTTCGAATGAAACCACGAATGTCTCTTATACAAAAAACGCAACTCAATTTGATTTGTCCAATCTTTGGAAAAATAAAACGTTTCAAATTGTGCTGGAGGTGTTAAGTGGCTGTATTATTTTTATTATTTTATTTTTCTCAGTAAATTATGCGTATTCAAAATACACAAGTGGTGGAGGTGGTACACCTATAAGAAGTTTAACAAGAAATATTTCTAGAATTGTACCTGCATAAAATGTATATTTTATATTTATTTTTTATTTCTATTTTCTATTTTTCTAAAAGATAAACTGCATCCGCACATCTTCTAAAACGCGCTCTATTTTCTTCCATTCTCTTCTCTCTTCATATCTTTTGGAGTCTTCAATTGTTTCCGGTTTTCTCCGATTGTAAGCCGATTCCACAAACCAAATGAACTCTTTGACAACTTCTTTCTCTAGTCCAATCATTCTGGAAATATCATTCAAGAGAGAAGGAAACGGATGAAAATCAATCGCCTCCACCAGTATTTCCAAAACAGGATCGATAATTAATGCGTCACTTAAAAACCCGCGCCTAATTTTATCAGGGTGATCCATATAATAATAAATCGATTTTTCCAACATTCGCACATCACACTTCATTCCACCGTATTGCATCCGATAATAAAGAGAAAGTAATATACCGTGTTCCGGCTTGTCTTGCAAGAACTCATGAGAAAGCAGACGCTGTTTTTTATTTGGTAAATCATTATCATCATCCGCATCATTTTCATAACTTCTGTCGTAAAACAACGGACACAACGCTAATTGATTCACTATTTGCAAAATCAATTGAATATCCGCCAGCGTCATTGTGTATTCTTTGTCCGCCATCATGAGCCATACTACAACAGGATAGGAATCGTGCAAACAGACGTCTTCTATGTAAATAATAGGCAAACGACGCAGCAATTGCATCGGATTTTTTTGAAGAATAGCCAAAGCAGACGCTGTCGCAATGTCCGCATGACCTCGTCTTACAGCCTTTTGCATATTGGATTTCAACAAGGGAATACAAGCAGTAGTTTCTACAATAGGAAACGGAGTCATGTCCAAAACAGAAGTGCCTCTATAATACATTTTTATACCCTCTGCTCTCTTTACTATATAAGTGTCATCTGACATAGGCTCCGTCTCAAAAAATGCTTTACCTATGTGGCGATCGTAAATAAAGCATTTTTTATTTTTTTTGTTGTGGTCAATCTTTACAGTAAAGAAATTCTCTAATTTACTTTGTTTTTCCATGAAAGATATTGGATTTTGTCTCTTGTAAAAAGATTTGAAGAGAGAAACAAATCAATTTTTTATAATGAAATCTTGATAAGCGGTATATCATATAAATAACTGTGCCATAAAATAAAATTCGATAGTCTCCCATAGCAACAATAGCAATAAATATTTTTTGCTCTTGCACCTAGAAAAAAATCTATAAAAATATACATTTCATCGTTTTCATTTGTGGAATTGGTGTGTGATGGTTTATTCAAAAACACAATGATATTTTCATTATTATATAAATGAAAAATTTGTTTTTTAAAACATAAAGAATCACTCAATACTAAAGAACTATTGGATTTTTTCAATTCTTTAAATGATTCAACATGAGGAATTACGGAACTTTCACAATCATTATTGAATGCACTATCGCCAAGTCTATAATGATATACGTCAAAAATAGCCGGTAATTGATTTAAGTAACTGTTAAAAATCTCTTCAAATGAAGGATCAAATTCCAATACATTTTTGATAAAAAGTTTTATATCTTCTGTTATGTTATTTACATCCGGATAATTATTTGTATTCAGGTAAAACTTATTTGTATCTGAATTCAATATAAAATTAATAATATCATTCTCGTGATTATATTCATTATTATATAAAAATAATTTGAATTCTATTGTTTCTTTTAGTGCGATTATCTCATCGGGTAATTTGTATTTCAAATATTTATTTATCAAGGAATCTGAAAAATCAACATATATTTTAACTTCTTTATCTGTGTTTTCTTCTATTTTTTTTTGTATTTGCAAAATAGAAATTAACCCTCTAACATTGTCTCCTATACCCCATCCATTTTTAAAAGTAAAAATTATATTTATCATATATACACAATTATATTTTAAAACATAAAATATAATGTAAAAGTTCGTTCGATTAACGTTTTTGTAGAATCTGTGTTAATGCAAAGGTGCAGCATCGTATAAATTATCCAATACCGGTTTATAACTAGCTTTTGTCAAAGAAGATCCACCTTGCACAATCGGAGCCATCTTTTTCACGACTTCTTGTTCTAAAGTATAAGGGAATTGGTTGAATGCCGTAAATTGGGAAAATTTTTGCTCCTCCCCAAGAGAGTATCTAAAAAGAGCCCCCGAACCCGTAGCGATAGAAGAACGTCTTATTAAATCAAAAGCAACGAATACTGAAAGAACTGCTAAAATAGGATTGGAATACATGAATAAATAAATCACGGCAATCAACAAAATAACCTTTCCTGCAATGGAATCGATTGCTCCAGCAACAGGTTGAGGCGTTTTGTAACCCATAATAAGATAAATAATGAACAAAATGACCAGCACAAGTTGTCCCATGTGTTCTTTTTTAAATAAATCCGAAAAACTATTCATATAATATATCATAGGAATAGATTTTATTTATTTGATTATTTGATTTGCATTTTGGAAAAAGGATATAAACATATTTCTCTAAATAATGAAGCTTTCTCCTAATAAAATGTCGCTTCCGATTACAACTTATTTGGGTCAAAAAGGATACACTCTTTTGAAAAAAGACTTGACCGCAGAACAACAAAAAAAGATTCGCGACGACTTGACAATCAAACCATTTACCATGGGTTCGCCGGTTCAGCAGAATGCTCCCACTTTCCCCGCTTACCGCGAATCCAGCAACAAAATGTATGTGCCGCATTATTATGGAAAGAAACATTTTGGCTTACCTAAAGAGATAAAAATTAGTCCCGGATCTGATATCGACTTGTCGTTTTGCGGGACGTTAAGAGATTATCAGGCGCCAGTTGTGGAAATGTTCGTAAAACATTGCACAACTTCTGGTTACGGTGGTGGATTGTTAGAACTTCCCTGTGCATGGGGAAAGACATCCGCCTCTTTATACATTGCCAGCGCATTGAAAAAGAAAACGCTGGTGATTGTGCATAAAGAGTTTCTCATGAACCAGTGGATAGAGAGAATCGAACAATTCTTGCCGAAAGCTCGTGTGGGTAAAATACAGGGACAAGTGATTGACATTGATAATAAAGATATTGTCATTGGGATGCTACAAAGTTTATCTATGAAAGATTATCCTGCATCCCTATTCGAATCATTTGGCTTGACGATTGTAGACGAGGTGCACCACATTGGCAGTGAGGTATTTTCTAATTCTCTCTTTAAAATTATCACCAAGTACATGTTGGGACTTTCTGCCACGATGAATAGGAAAGACGGCACTACTCCGGTGTTTAAAATGTTTTTGGGAGAAGTTATTTTCAAGGGGAAGAGAGACGAAGAACATGAGGTGACTGTGCGAGCCATTGAATACAAAGTGAATGACGATGAATTCAATGCGACAAAATTGGATTTTAGGGGGAAACCTGCTTACAGTTCGATGATTGCCAAGTTGTGTGAGTATAATCGGCGAACGGAGTTTATTTTAAAAGTGGTAAAAGACATGTTTATAGAAAACCCGAAACAACAAATAATGATTTTGGCGCATAATCGGAATGTGCTTACCTATTTGCATGATGCAATTGCGTCTCGAAACATTGCTACAGTTGGTTATTATGTCGGCGGAATGAAGGAAAAATCCCTGAAAGAAACTGAGAGCAAACAAGCAGTCATTGCAACATTCAGCATGGCGAGTGAGGCGCTCGATATAAAATCACTCACCACTTTGATTATGGCTACACCAAAAACTGACATTGAACAAAGTGTTGGAAGAATATTGAGAGAAAGACATAGCCAACCTATTGTGGTAGATATTGTCGACACACATGATTTATTCAAGAACCAATGGCGAAAACGCAAAACATTTTATAAAAAAGCAAATTATAAAATTATTTACACTGATAGTTATTCTTATACAGCTGATGCGAGTAAATGGAAAATCATATTCACACCAACATTGAAGACATCTTCGGAATGTCTTCTTCAAAATAAAAAGATTTATTTGAGTAGTTCAGAAGAAGAACAAGACGAAAAAGAAGAACAAGACGAAAAAGAAGAACCCGATGAACCGAAGGATAATTTACTCCGCGGAAAATGTTTGCTAAAATTCAATAAGTGAGTAAATTATTTAATGTCCTCTACTCGGGAACCATTTGCCTGTATAATGATTATAATTATCTTGACAATCAGAATATGGTTTTATGGGCGGGGGATTAGCTTCTCCTAAATTATTTGCTGACAAAATTCCGCCAACAGAGTAACCCTGTGTCAAAGGCATATTATTTTGATACTGTGAGTAACCTCCGCGCATCATTCTTCTTCCTGTTCTTCTTCTTCTTCCAGTTTTTCCAGTTTTTCCAGTTCTTCTTTTAGCCGAGAGAATGCGTTTTTTCATCGTTTTGACTCTTCTCTTCCCACCTTTCATTTTCTTATACTTTGTGACAATATTTTTTATTTTTCTTCTGATTCCCCTGGAACCTCCCTTAAATAAACAAATTCCAGGAACTTTTCCCATAGCGGCAACAACATTGTTTTTTGCACCCGATAAACCGGGAAGTCCAGGGATTTCATTGCTGCCAAATCTGGATGGACTATTGGAATTGTCCACATTTACAAATTTTCCGTTAATATTACTTAAGGGAGCGATTTTTCCGTATCCTATTTGAGACGCGTCTGTTCCTGCTGACATATATATAGTGCATATTATTTTGTCATATTAATAATATAATTATTTTTTTTGCATAATTTTTTATAAAAGTTATTTTATAAAAATGTCAGAGCCAATTTCTTTCACTTTTTACAGCCCGAATGATGAAGCAATTTTTGTTATTTTGGAGAAACGTTTGCCGGCACCTCAAAGCCAAGCATACTATTTATGGCAATTAACCGGGCAAATACAAAGCACACAAGATGCATCTACTGCGTTAGGTTTAGGCACATCAAGTTCATTTAGCACCTGGATTTATGACCAGCAAGGACAAACGAACGAATTTTATGAATCTTTATATAATTTTAACGGTTTAGAAACCGGTGAAAACATGCCACCTGAAGGTGTTTTAGCAATCGTTATGTCTGGATACAATGGTATGTGGGATGTTCCTCCGGGGCAAGACTCTATGGTGATAAAAGGATTAATAAACACGTTAAATTGCAGTGGTGCCTATTTTGGAGCAGTTGGAACTGGCAACATGACTTATTATGCGGACCAAACAATACCTGCAAAAGTTGATGTGACCTACACACTTCCTCCTCAATAAATTTGATATTTCAATGTCAAAATAAAACAAATTTTTGTAAATAGGAAATATTTTTATAAAACCTTACTTTATAAAAATGTCGCAAACATATTCTTACACCGTTTACATCCCTGCTAGTTCAGGGGTTGCCTTTCCAATTGCTTATACGTCATTGCCTGCTCCTCAAAGCCAAGTTTTTCAACAAATACAAATAACCAGACAAATTCAAAGCACTCCTGATTCCGCAACCGCGTTAGGTCTAGGCACGCAAAGCGCTTTCAGAACTGTTGTAGTAGACCAACAAGGTCAAGTGAATTACATCCAATTGAGTTTATTGAATTTTAACGGTGTACTAAATGGAGAAAATATTCCGCCAAAAGGTGTTTTAGCGATTAATACGTCACTATTGAATCAAACACCTGCGCCTACATCGCCTTCTGACGTTGTTCGGGTAATTATCCCACCCGGAGAACAAACTGTCACATTTGAAGGAGTTGTAGACACCGCTTTATGTTCAGGAGCTTATTTTGGAGCTAGTGGTAAATGCATATTTACAAATTACGTCAATCAATCGCCGTATAAACTTGAACTTATATACACTCTTCCTTCTCCTTAAGAATTATTTTTTTTGTAAAGCTTTTTTATAAACTCTTATTTTATAAAAATGTCGCAAACCTTTTCTTACACTTTTTATGTTCCAGCATATTCAACTGTTGAATTTCCTATTCGTTTTGCAAATCTACCAGCCCCGCAAAGTCAAGTATTTCAACAAACTCAAACTACAAAACAAATACAAAGCACTACGGATCCTTCCACTGCGTTGGGATTAGGAACCATTAGTTCTATCAAAACTACTGTCGTCGACCAGCAAGGACAGGTCAATTATAACCATCAATTGCTATTAAATATGAATGGGTCACAATCAGGAGAAGATATTCCTCCTAAAGGTGTTTTAGCATTGTGTTTTTCTTTATTAAACCAAACAACCGTTCCACAATACGCATCCGATTTTACAAAAATTATAATTCCACCTGGACAGAATTATATAACTATACCTGGAACAGTTGTCACTTCTTTATGTTCGGGAGCTTATTTTGGAGCAGTAGGAACATGGAAATTAACACATTATTCTGATCCAGCAATTTTATGTGAATACAATGTTTTATACACTCTTCCCGCGAATTAACTTAGTTTGAACAGAAATCCTATTTACATCAATCTTACAGGAACCCATTTTTTAAATTTATAATGAAATGTGCAAACCATATTGTAAGTCCGGTCTAAATGCACAAACCGTTCAGGGCTTTCATTTTCAAATTCATCTTCGTCATCGCTTTCTTCCAGCTTGTCCAAATTCTCGTTCTCTTTGATGTTTCTAAAAAGTCGATTCATGAGGACGCTCGTTTTGTAATCGGGTATACACGCGGTGTCTAAAAGGGTGTCATCAATTGGAGAATACAAATAATAAATATCGTTTTGAATGTCCGGTTTGATTTTGAAAACGGTTTCTTTCTTTACCGGGTTCTGTTTGTTTATTGGTTTTTCATTATATTTCGGATTCTGATTATGTTGTGGATTCTGATTATGTTGTGGATTCTGATTATGTTGTGGATTCTGATTATATTTCGGATTCTGGTCGAAAATTTGCAGAGGTTTTGTATTTTGCGAATAGGGTGTATACAAAAAACTTCCTACCTTTCCAAACAAATAATATTGTAGTCTTTCAATCCTGTATTTGACTTGTTTTGTTTTTATCAGCAAGTCTTCCAACTTACTCGAAAAAAGCGGGACTCCAAAATACATAAATGAGGAATGTTCTTTTTGTAAAATATCGCTTTTCAAAAGGGTTCCCATTGTTGAAAGTTTGTTTAGCCAATCACAGTTGGTCATATCGCGCCCCTTGTAATAAAAAATATCCTCTATAGAAAAGAGTCGCGTCTTTTCCTCGTAGAAGAGCGTTCCTTGCAAAATAGTATTATAAACCAACTCTGCATCAAATTGGACACGAATTTGCTGGATCTTTTGGATTTGGGTTCCTTGTTGGCCAATCTCTAGCAAAAAGCAAGCATTTTGGTCTTCATATTCAGTAAACCACACAAAACATTTTTGACCTCTGGGCACCGCCATGATGAGGTCTGCCTTGCAAACTTTCTTATGCGCAAGATTCTCATAAGAAAGTTTAATGTTGGTTGGAAATTCTGACAAAAGCAATTCTTGGTCAAGCATTGTTTCTACAAAATAGTTGTAACAAATCTTTATATTCTTTTTACAAAGAATACGGTTGTAAATCAGAAATGTTGGTGCTGCCAGATGATTCTTGTTGGTGTGGTTCTTGTTGTCCTTGTTGTTCTTTTTCTTCTGTATTCGTATTTAGCTGGGCCTTTAAAAAGTGTTTCAGTTCGTTTTTCATGGAATTTGCATTGGTTAATGTATTGGCTTCTGTGGTAGGAAGTAAATCTTCTAAAGTGTATGAATTCGCAATATTATTATTATTGTGATTGTTTAAATTTTGACTATTGGAAACAATGCTACATATTTCCTCGTATTTTTGGTTCCGACTATTTACTACATCTTTTACTTTTGTCACAGTAAGTGTGGAAGTAAGCGTATTAAAAATGTGATGCGCTAATAAAATAAAAAGTATAGAAAATAAAATGGTTTGAATTATCCACCAAAACATATTAGTAATAGAAAAGATTTATTTAAGAAACATAGAACACAAATTGGAAAAACAATTTAAATGAATCTTTTCAAATCTATCTAATAATTTGCAATATGGCAACACCTTTATCAATCGTCATTGTGGAAAAGTCGGGTGAATTGAAAACTATAACGGTTAAAGATTATAAGGAAGAAGAATTATTTAAGAAGTGTGGCTTCAAAAAAGCAGATAATTTTGTCAAGCAGGTAGAATGGGTTGTAAAATTGCCTTCTACTAAATACAATGTGCAAGTTTTTGCGAAGACGGAAGGTCGTGCGAATACTGAAAACAAGTATGATTTTCCACCTCCGATTGATAAGAAGCTCTTTTTCGGCAGTTGTGCTATAATCGCGTATTTAAAGAATGCGGATGACTCTATAAAATACGTCGATTTAACGTTGTCTTTGTGGGAAAAATTGTATGAAAAGTTGTTTGGTGGATTTGAGGATTTGACTTTGACTGCGGCGGAAGATGAGGCAGAAGAGGATGAATTGGAAAAGGTGCCGAAGGAAAAGAAAACCAAGCACGGATATTTAAAAGACGGATTTGTTGTGGACAGCAGTGATGCAGAGGAGGAATTGTATGAAACCGCTAGTTCGGAGGACGAGGATACGGAGGATATTGACTCGAAAGACGAACCTGATGCGGAAGAAGAGACGACAGTTTTGGAGGATATTGGGTCGGAGTTGTCGGAGGAGGAGTATGACTAAATCCACCTTTAGAAAAGGTGGAGCCAAATTTACATTTGAAAGTTGAATTTGGTTCAACGTTTTCTAAAGGTTGTGTGGAGCCAAATCTACCTTTTCTAAAGGTGGAAAAAAAAACAATGTTTGGCTCCACCTTTTCTAAAGGTGGAAAAAAAAACAATGTTTGGCTCCACATTTTCTAAAGGTGGAAAAAAAACAATGTTTGGCTCCACCTTTTCTAAAGGTGGAAAGGTAGAATAATAAATTTGAAATGATGCGTTCAAATTTATTTAAAAAATAATATTTATAAAAAAATAATATTTATATATTATAAATGGCACTAACTATTAGCAAAGCAGGGGATACAACAATTTATACAGCTGCAGATGCAATGCCCCAATCTCCTCCTATCGTGTCTTATAGTGGAAAAAGTTATTATACTGGACTTCATTCATCGAGTGGATTTATGTACCAAATTTCAACCACAAATAATAACACAATTGTTTATGTTATTCAACAAAGTGCAAATTATCTTTTGGAAGGGTTTCAAATGAATATTAAAACAGGTTATTCAGTAAAATGTCATGCAGTTAGCGGAGGTCAATATGGTTCTGACAATAAAGGTGGGTATGGTGGAAACTATCAGATAATTAATTTTACAACTCAAAACGGTCCTACAGATGGATTCACACCATTCTTATTCCAGGTAGGTCGCGGTGCGGATAGTAACTCACACAATATGTTAAATACTACAGTTTCAGGAACCGGAGTTAATCTTAATTCTAATGGCGCAAACGGCACCGCTGGAGGTTCTTTTCAAGATGCATTAGGCAATATATATTTTTACGGAGGTGCAGGAGGTGATGGCGGTGTAGTAGGTGATGGCAATGCAGAAGGCGAATATAATGGGTATGGTGGATCTGGATTTAACAGTGTTAGTGTTTACGGAGGAGGAGGTTCTGGGAATGGTGCATCTAATGATGGCTATTATGGAGGCGGTAATACATCTAAAGATTCTGGTGCAGATGGATTAACAAATGGATTTTTAGCTGGTGGCAATGGCGGTGTAGCTGGTATAATAGGTCCTAATAGTGGTGGCAGTGGTAGTGCCGGTGGTGGCGGTGGTTATGGTGGCGGCGGTGGTGGTGGTGGTCATGGTGGCATCGGTGGCGTTGATATTTATGGCAATGGTGGCCATGGTGGCGATGGTGGCGATGGCGGCAATGGTCTACTTGGTGGCGGTGGTGGTGGTGGTGGTTGTGGTGGTTTCGCTGGTTACGCTGGTAACGATGATAAACCCGGTATTGGCGGCAAAGGTGGTAATGGAGGAATAAATGGTGGTGGTGGTGGTGGTGGTGGTGGTTTCGGTCTTCCTGGTGTTGGCATTAATACCAGTGGACACGGAGGTCAAGGATTATTAGTTATAGAATTGACACCATTGCCTGCCGAAAGTTATTATGCGGTAGTTCAAACAGATGTGTCAATGGATATGGACGGAATAACCTCTACTGCACGCGGTACTACCAGTGCCACAGGAAATACACCTGTTGAAGCAGTGCAAGCTGCTAAAAATGAATCCGCAAATACTGCAAGCAAATTAATTGGTGATATGATGTCCAACGCCACGCCAACGAACAAAATGACGGATGTAACATCCATTAACGTGGTTAATAATGTTGTATCTCTTGTTAAAGAATAGTAAGATGGGTAATAAAAACAAAATTTGGATCCACTCAACCTTTGAGAAAGGTTGAACCAAAAATAATGTTTAGATCCACTCAACCTTTGAGAAAGGTTGAACCAAAAATAATGTTTAGATCCACTCAACCTTTAAAAAAGGTTGAACCAAAATTTGGCTCCACCTTTTCTAAAGGTGGAAAATAATAAATTTGAAATGATGCATTCAAATTTATTTGCATTTATAAAAATAATATTTAGTAAAATTAATATTTGTATATACTATAAAAATGACATCTGCGTTTTCGGTTAAGGATGCGAATGGTTTAAGTGTGAGTCGATTTTCTGGAAGTTTTCCTTTTCCATCATCTCCATATGACACAAACAAAAATTATTTTGGATTTTTTAGAATGTACAATTACTTCCTAAGTACAACAACTTATTACACTTCAGCTTCATCAGATTTTACTAAACTGGTGTGTGTTATTCAACAGGAATTTACCAGAAATTCGTTTAGTGGAACTCTTATCATTACCCCACCGTCCGGTTATTCAGGTTATTCATTAAATTGCTATGCAGTTGGTGCAGGTGAAAATGGTTTGGGTGCAGGTGGGAGTGGTGCGGGTGGTAGTTTCGCATCTCAGACAAACATTCCTGTAAACGGAACCGTGACAATACCGTTTCAGATTGGCGGAGCTTTAGACAACAACCCTTCTACATATTTAACCATTCCAAATTGTGGCACTGTTACTACTAGTGGTTATGGAGACGGAGTTCCAAGAATGTTTACAGATTCATTAGGATATAATTATTATTACGGAGGAGGAGGAGGAAAATACTCTGGAGATAGTGGCAGAGGTATGAATCCTTCTGCGTCGAATGGCAACAATGGTAGTCAAGGTTCAAGCGGTACAAATGCAGTATTTTTCGGAAATGGCGGCCAAGGTAGCCAAGGTGTCCAAGGCGGAGATGGTAGTAACGGATCAATTAGTAGTGGTGGTGGGTTTGGGGGTACTGGTGGACTTGGTGGAAATGGTGGAAATAGTGGACTTGGTGGGTTTGGGGGTACTGGTGGACAAGGTGGAAATGGTGGAAATGGTGGAAATGGTGGGTCTGGTGCTGGTGGTGGTGCTGCTGGCACTGGTGGTCATGGTGGTCCTGGTGGGTCTGGGAATGGTGGTTCTGGTCTTCCTGGAAATGATGGTAACGGTGGTAATGGAGGAAACTGTGGTGGTGGTGGTGGTGGTAGTGGTGGTGGTGTTGGTGGCGGTGGTGGCGTTGGACTATTAGTTGTAGAATTAATAATGTCTCCTCCCACTGCTAAGCCCGCACTTTTTATAGCATCAGGTAAAATAGATATGACAATGAATACGAACACCGGCACAAGTACTGGAACTGCTACTCTAAATAGCACAGGAAAATCAGCTGAAGAAGCCGTAGTCAATTTTCAAGCTACAGCAAATAGTGTTGCACCAGGATTAATAGGTAATATGATGAGTGATGTGTTGGTCGTGGGTATATCTACGGATACGTCTATGAATATGAATGCGGACATTCAGTATGTTATTCCTGTTACTGATTCAAATTTGTCTCCACTCAACCTTTGAAAAAGGTTGAACCAAAAAAATAATGTTTGGCTCCACTCAACCTTTAAAAAAGGTTGAACCAAAAAATAATGTTTGGCTCCACCTTTTTCAAAGGTGGACTTTTCTAAAGGTAGAAAGGTGGAATAATAAAATTGAATCGATTTAAATATAATTTACCATTGATAATTATATTTAATCATGCCGTTAAAAACGATTGCCAATCCCGACGTATTTCGTCAGAATATTCGTCAAAAGTTGAACTCCTTTTTGCAAGATGAAAAGAACTCTTCCAATCTTGAAAAAGGCATCTACAATTTCTCTTTGAAAGAAGCCGACAGTCGTAAAGTCGTCAAAAAGTGGGACAACAAGTATTTCGTCCAAATTTATGTCGACCATTTCCGCAGCATCTACTCTAATTTGAAGCCTGATATTATCGACCAAGTGAAAGACGGATCCATCACACCTCAAACCGTCGCTTTCATGACCCATCAGGAACTCGCACCCGATAAATGGGGCGAACTTATTGACGCGAAATCGAAGCGAGATAAGAATAAATTTGAAGTGAATATTGAAGCCGCGACAGACACTTTTACGTGTCGGAAATGCAGGTCGAAAAAGTGTACTTATGCCGCACTGCAAACGCGTAGTTCGGACGAGGCTACAACTTTATTTGTGACGTGTTTGGAGTGCGGACAACGATGGAAAATTAATTAATTAAAAAATCGGTTAATTATAAAAGTCCACTTTTACGCCCTTTGCATCATACACCCATATTTCATACCCATATCCCAACTCTTTAGCAGCTTTTTGCTTTAAAAATATAGTATGTCCATTTTTTTTAGCAGTCCAAGTAGATTTAATTTCTACGCACAAATTTTTACTTGGAATAAAAATATCCACAAAATGTCTGCGTTTTTTGCCGTTTTCATCTTCGTACCAAATAGTTGGCACATTTTTGCAACCTGTAACTATATCATTTTCATGAATATTGTCTTTTTCAAATAATTCATCTAACCCATAATTTTCATATCCTTGTATTTGTATAATTTTTCCAGAAGGCAATATATATTCTTTCATTTTATACATGTGTTTTGTCATTTTATCCATTACATCGGGATTCTGAGAACAATATTCAACACCGTATTTTTCTAAAACCGTTTTTTTCGTTTTTTCTCTTATTTCTTTACACTGATTTGGGTTTTCAACTCCATAATTTTTTAAATAAGTTTGAACCTTTTTTTCTTTAACACCTGCGTCTTGCAGTCCATATTTAACACCATATTTTTCCAAGTTTGTCTTTACGATTTTATCTTTTACCTGCTGTGATTGTGTCGCATGTTCAACTCCGAATCTTTCAAATGAAGTTTTTTTCATTTTATCTTTAAATTGTTCGCATTGAGATGGAAATTCAACTCCATATTTATCCATCATACTTTTTTTAGCACGATTAAATTTTAATATTTTTGTGCATTTTTCACAACCAAAGTTCCGATTTTTATTTATTTTATCAAAACTCTTATTGAATGTATTTTCACACAAAATACATTTGGCAATAATTCGTGTGTCTCTTGTCAAATACATCTCTTTGTATTCTTCTGATAAAGTGGCACCATTCTCATCAAATATTTTCTTCAAAAGGGCGTAGTCATGCTTCAATCTAAACATTCTTATACTATTACTAAAGATTTCTTTTTATATATTTATACGTAAAAATATATAAACGACTAAATACTTTGTGTATCATTTAATTTACTCATCTTCTCTTTTTTCTTCAAATAAGCGCGTTTTGCATATTCTTTTTTCTTTTCAGACGACAAATTGTTCTTATATTCTTTTACTTTCTCCAAAAGCTCCTCCTTATGATTTTCATAATACGTCTTACTTCTAGCTGGCGCGGTATACTTCTTCAATCTCTCTTCCAACTCCAGCACTTTTTGCTTCAACATTTCGTTTTCTGCTTTCAATTCGTCCATTTTCTTCTTCTTCTTCTACATGATAAAATATATTTAATATATTTTTATAAAGAACAAATCCACCAAACTGCTACAAAAAGAGGAAGAAAATACACCACCGTGAAAAAAACCTCGGACAAATAGTAGTAAAATCGCTGCTTTGCAAAAGGGTCGTGTAACACCAATTGGTCGTCTCTCTCCTTCGAGTATTCGTAGATGTATTTTCGTAACACTTCGTCTGGAAACTCGGGATGGATTTTCCGAATAAACATTGCGTATTCGTTTTTCAATAAATTTTTTTCAATAAAATGAATATCCGATTCGTCCGCCAAACGAAACATGTGCGGACTTGTGCTGCTGCTGCGCCGTAACCAATCCGTCATATGTGTAGCACTCGCAATGACTTTGTCCAATTGGCTATAAGAATAGAGAACAATCGCAAACAAACTTTCGTTCGCTAAGCCACCACTCGTGACAATCTGCGCAATATTAGACTGCACTTGAATAAACTGCAAGCATTGTCTAACATGTTCTCTCTTCAAGACAAACCAAGGATCATTTGCCAAACGCATTTCTTCCGGAAGCTTGTGCAAATTTGCCCTCTTTTGCAGGTCTAAATTCCACCACGCTTTTCGCCAATTGATGATACTTTTGGAATAATTCTGGTAAAAAAGATGGCGAAACCGTTTAGGAGAAATGATGGGGCAACAAGAATCTGTTAATAAACAAAACCATTGATTGTTTGCATCATTGTTCAAAGCAAATTGCATTACTGACAGGTAAGCCGGCACCACATGAAAGTAGCTAGTAGGAACAATACAACTAGGGGGAATTGTGTTACGCATTATCCAAGGAGAACGAATTTTGGACAAATCACTGTAATAAAAATACACGTTAATCAGGTCTTTGTTGGGTTCAATCCATTCGCGCCAAATAGTTTCTTTATGGACAAAATGTTCGTAATTAATGATAAAACAAAGAGCGATTTTCATAATATGAGTATAATTGTTGCAATCTTTTTAAACTTTAAATAGATAGTATTTTATCAATATAATTATTTTTCTATAAAAAATATTTTATTAATATTTATTATAATAATGAAACGATACGTATTCTATTATGATGCTTCTACAATAGGCGATAAAGGAATACACATGTATGAAGATATGTTATATGATACACACGGTGTTCGAGTAGGAAGTCTTGAAGTAACCGCATTTAATCAAAATAGCAAACAAACCCCTATTACCGCAAACATTATCACAAATAAAGGTTGCATTGTTTATATTTATGTTCGAGAAGGAACAAAACCGATTATTACAAAAGCTGTATATTCTTCTGGTAAATACAGGCACGCCATTGTAAAAAGAAAATATATTTCTGAAACAAAAAGACAAATTACTGTGTATTATAAATAAAAATAAAAATCAAATCAAAATAAAAAATTTATTAAAACGTCTCTTTGCAAGGATATACACTGTGCGTCTCAAAATGAAGCGGATTCTCCATGCTTATTTTTCTATCTGCATATTCATGATATTCATCTGCTGCTTCCTTACCAAGTAAATAGTCCATTAGCATCTGAAAATAATAGTAAAGTGTTTCTAAAAATTCCATCTATTATATTGTATAATATACGTATACAATAAAATATTTATTGGCTTAAACCATTTCATACGACCTACTATTGGTAGGACTTTCTAAAGGCGAATCTTCAACTAAAGTGAGAAGATGCATTGTTTCTTCTTCTTCTTCTTCTTCTTTATCCATCTTATTTCTCATACTCTCACGAATAAACTGAATTTGATTCGTATTCAAGACAATCTCATTGAATATTTTGTCCTCAAGTTTCAACAAAGAGAGAAGAGTGTCAGTTTTACTCTTGGAATCCTGTTCTATAATCCACAAACTCTGTTTTATTTCCCATAATTCCTGTTTCAAAACATCATTCTGATAAAATATGCAATCGATTTTTGCATGTGTATCAAAGTAACAAAAGAATTGAACAGTTAATGTAAGTCCCGCCGCAAATACAACATAGTTATTAAATGTGTTTATTTTCGCGAAAATATCCATTTTTTTAATGGTTTGTAAAAAAGAAGTTGTTAATTTATCTATTAGTTCTTTTTCGCTCATACAATAAATTTACTATTTTAACAGTGTATATTTTTAAGTAGATATTTAATATTCAAATAAAGCATTGTATCTTTCTGATTCGCTCAATTTGGTTCTTTTCCCTAAAAATTTAAAATATCTATTTGCTAAAGCATATTGAGTTGGTTTTTTATTTTGCAATACTTGTAATCGCACTTTTAAAATCATGCCTACTTGCCATATACGTTTATGTGAATATTTTTTATCTTTGTATAATTTTTCTAATTTATCAATAGTATTTTTAACATCTTCCAAAGTTGTATATTTTATGTGTATTGTATCTTTTGGATTTTTATCAATATATACATCAAATGATTTTTTGGGATTGTTTGGATTATACAAAAATTGTTTTTTGGTTTTATTTTTATTTTTACGGGGTTTATTTCTTTTTTTTGTATTATTTTTCATAGAATATAATTATATTTTATTCCATATGGCTCAACCTTTCTTAAAGGTGGAATCACTCTTTGGCTCCACCTTTCTTAAAGGTGGAATCGATGACCACCTCTTTCGCAATATTCCGAATGATTTTGTTTTCCTTTTCAACATCATTGTCTCCTCGACCACCCATGGCTTCTACAATCAATTTGTTATATTGGTCCGAATACTTGGAATCACTTTTGCCGCAGTCCGGATGTTTCTCTTTGAATTGTTTCAGCAACTTGGTATTTCTGAAAGCCACATTCTTGATCGCCTTCCGTATTTTTTTATTCTCCTCATCTTCCTTTTCCCATTTATCATCGTCCTTCACATACAGCACTTCTCTCTTCTTGTCAGTGCAATGAATGGGACGCTGCGTGACATCCAACCCTTTTAAGTTTTTCACAATAATTTTGGAAATTCCGTCAATAAATCCGATTTCACCCACCTTTTCCAAATCAGACAACTCCAGTTGTATCGATTGTACAAATTCGGTTATGTTCATGGCATCCTTGCACGTTTCATTGAGAAAAAGCTGAAGATTAAATGTCTTGTTATGCGAATTCGTGTGAAACGTATTGTGTGTCCCATTTTTGCACAGTTCAATGACCGAATTACTTTGTTCAATCATCGAATTCTGCTGTTCTATCATCATTGTTTTCAATTCCTTGTTCTCTTTCAGCAGGGTAATGATAAGGTCCTTTTCAAAATGTTTATTTAGTTCATCGCACGCCTTTTTGTGCTTCCATAAACCAACTCGTGACGTATATGCTTTGCCACAATTGTCGCATTCGAATAAATTACATGTGGCTACTTTTTGGCTACTTTGTGTTAATTTTGTTAATTTTAGGTGCTTTGCTGTCAATAAATGTTTTGAATAGTTGTTCTTCTTGCATGTTTCATAGTCACAAATCTCGCAGTAAAAAATCTGGGCTACTTTTTGGCTACTTTTTGTTTCCATTTGTTAATATATTGGAAACAGAAAAGTTGCTAAATACTTTTCCTTAAAATATATTTTAAAAAATTATCGTAACAATTTTTGAATTATTTTTTTTATGACCAGACGCTAATTTTTCTTTATCGTCACAATTCAAGTTTTTTTCGACTTTAAATCGGGGGTAACCGATTTTGGACATTTATAAATGTCCATTTTCAATTTTGGAAAATACTTTTGGGTTTTTTTTGAAAACTTGGATCTTTAAGTTCCTTTTTATAATATATTCTTTTTTCAAAAACCAATTTAAAGAAATCTACTGATTTTTCACGTTTCCAATATAAAAAATTGATTTCTTTTTCCCGATGTTTCTACCGTCAAATTACAAGATACTGAACCGCATTTCAAGAAAAATGATCGCTGCAGTGCCAGATTTGATGGCTATTATTGAAGAAGATGACCGAAAGTTGCTGGAAAACATGAGAATTTACAATATGGGAAGAGGAGATTGGGGGAAAGCCATGGCCGTCCCGAATCAATACATGCATCGCAACTTTTTGAGACGTAATCTGGAGCCGCATGGGTGCCGCGTTTATTCCACGGATGACTCGGATTTGCCCGATGGCGTCATTACCGCAAACAATTCGCCCGGATTTGACTTGGTTGTCGTGCTGCCTGACGGCAAAATCAAGACCGTGCAATCCAAGTTGCGGCAAGTGGATGGTCGCGCCGATCATTCGAAACAGATTCATTTTGAAACGACGCGCAGAAACAGTAAAAAAAATCAAGAGAAAAACCATACGGGACACATTTGCTATTCACCTGACGAATTTGATGTTGTCATGCTTTCTCTGGTCAATGATAGAGAGAACAGAGAAAAAAGAAAAGATTGTAATTTGTGGTCGTTTTGCATTATTCCAGTGGCGGAATTGGAAGACCCTGCTCACCCGGGTTGCTGTGTGAGCCACATTAGCTCTAAAATCGTGGAGAAACACATGGTGGATTTGAAAAGTCCAGACGCAGGTGCTATGATTCGTAGTAAATTTTTATAAATTGTGGTAAAATTATAAAAGATGCGATTTTTCAAACACTTTGTAAAAACATTTCTTTACCCTTTTCATTAATATCAAAAAGCAAATAATCGCGTCCTGTGTGGATAGAAGCGCGACCTAACGTTCCTGAACCTGCGAAAATATCGAGACACAAATCTCCCACATTGGAATACAAGTTGACAATGCGTTCCACTAATTTCACCGGCTTTTGCGTAGCATAATCCATTTTTTCAGCCGCTTGCACGTTATGAATGTCTGTCCATACATCGCGCAAAGGAACACCCTCCATTTCATCTAGGAACCGTTTGATGCGCGGCACCCCTTCCTTGTTGTATTCCAATCGCTGTTCTGCATGCAAAACCTCCATTTTGTCTTTGGTTACATACCACTGTTTTTCATGCCCGTTCCACACATATCGTAAATTGGGACGCGGATTCACCTCCGGTTGAGCGTTGTAAATCGCCGTTGTTACATACTCCTTTTTGTAATGCGGACACATTTTCACATTGGACTTTTTCTTGTATTCCTCATCGTAGCCAAAATAAAGCGGATTAAAAACCTGTTTGGAAGACGACTTGGCATACACGATGATAGTGTCATGAAACCGATTCAGCTTATATTTATTCTTAGCATTGCCGCCCGTTTGCCAAACAATCTCGTTTTTGAAATGCGTGTCACCAAAGATGTCGTCACAAATGAAGCGGAAATAATGTGAAATCCTAGGCTCAATATGCACGACAAGAGTGCCTTCGTCCTTTAAAACGCGCCAGCATTCAGCAATGCGTTCTCTAATAAACTGAATGTATTCCTCTTTGCTGGCAAATTTGTCGTCGAAGTCATAAAAATCGCGACCTGTATTGTAAGGTGGGTCAAAATAAATTAGCTGCACACTTTTACTAGCAAGCCCTTTTAAAAGCTCCAAATTGTCGCCTACGTAAAAGTTGTTTGCTTCAACCAGTATAGGTGTCTTGGCAATAGATGATGGAATATGTTCTTGTTTCGGATGAGCCTGCACTTTTTCAATAAGCTGGATCAAGTCACCTTTGCTTTTGGACTTACACTTTTTAATCGAAAGTTCGGCACATATCGCCAACAATTCGTCCTTCGTTTTTTTACTGTAGTCAGATTCAGATTCAGACATGTGTTATGATACTATACAATAAGAACGAGTGTTTAATTTAATTTCATTTTTTATTTTTATAACCCGAATATAATATATATATATCGAATGAACACCTTCTTCTTTCTTTTCATCAATTTTGTCGTTGCATTTGTGTCAGACATTATTCTAAACGATTTATCTAGTAGATCGAAAGCATTTTATTCATTGCGTCCTTATTTTTATAAACAATCCATTGTAAAATGCGGTATAGCCGCAGGTATAACAATTGTTGTAGCTTTGTTGCCGACAATGTTTGCATTTTATTTGGCTACAGGTACATTTGTTCCAGATAATTCAACCACGTTACTACAATTTTCTCTATTAGCTTTTATTTTAGGCGCTGCTTTAGACATACTTATTTACAAAATGAACATTTTTGGTAATCGTTTAGACGATTTTTATAAAGAATACGGAGCTGGATTTTTGGGAGGTGCCGCCTTTGTTTTTTCTGTTGTAATTAGTTATTTTATACAAAAAAATCTAAAGCGTCTATTATAATTAGTTACAATCATGTCTTTGGAAGAAATTAAAAAACAGATGACTGCTCTAGATAATAGACTAACATTAGTTGATGCAAAAATAGAAAGGATTTTGGAGCTGGTAGAGACGGATTGTAAAAAAATGAGGGAACACATTGATTTTGTTGAAACTGTGTATGACAAAGTAAAATCTCCGTTCAATTATGTTATGGATAGAGTAAGCTATTTGGTGAATAATGATAGTATTTCATTAAGCATCACAAATCACCACGACACAAAAGAAAAAGAAGATGAAACCAAAGAAGACAAAACAAAAGAAGATGAAACAAAAGAAAACAACCCCAAAAAAAAAGATCAATAAATTTCAAATAATATACACATTTTTTTGAAATTTATTTGCAAATGCAAGGAACCTCAGACGAACATTTCATTCCATCGCTTTCATTTTTTGACCAGCATGCGAACCCTTTTCCAGCTTTCTCTGGTTTCTTTTTTATAACGCCATCCAATCTGTCACCTAACAACAACCAACAACCTGGTGGTCCGTGATCAGCCACATTTACGCTATAATTAGAACTATTTAAATACCCGGTACAATCACTTTGTGTTAAAGTATTCATGTTATGTGACGCACACGTGCCTTCTGTAATCCATTTATAGTTTTTATCACTAAAACTTTCATTGAAAAATTGTCCGTCTAAATAATAATACAAAAATGCTAAAATAGCGACAACTGCAATAGTTGTTAATAACAAAAAGTGTCTTTTTTTCATTTTATAATATATGTAAATATATTTTTTTATCGCGCCTAAATACTCTAAACCCGTTTCTTTTTTTGAAAACAAAAATTATAGATTTATCTATTTTTATAGGAATGTTTTTTCAAGAACGGCATTTTATTACGTCCCATCAACCATCTAAAACCGCACATTATCAATATAAGGATTGACAAAAACAAGAACAAGTTCAATATCTTTGCAATCAAGTATAAAATGGAAAACCCTGGCTCGGGTTGTTTGTCGAGACCCAGCGTCTTAATAACAAACTCTTTTAAATAAAAAATAATTATGTTGTCTTTTTCAGACCACGTTTGCTTGTTTTCGGTGTCGGGATATGTTTGATAACATAACGCATTGCAATACATGTAGCGATTTTTAACCCCCTTTTCTACAATGACGTCCCAGTGTTTTTCTTCCAAAGGCAAGAGTGAAATGTTTCTTGCCTCCTTTGAATAAACTATGGCATGCATAGAACAAGACTTGAATACTCGATAATGAGAGAAATCGGTTGCACAAGGGGCAATCAAAATAGGGTTACAACCTAAATAATAGACAAAGGCCTCCCCGTTTTTACTCTTTAAAAATTGTTGCATACTTTTCAGATTCTCTCTTTCTTTAATCTTAGGACTAAAAATGAAGTCGTCTTCTAAAACAAGAATATTGTTGTATCCGTGTTCATTCGCATGTGTAAAACATTGTAAAAAAGCGTCTGACAAATCTTGGTAAGACACTTGTTCAATCAACTCCTTTTTACAATTTTTGAAACCCAAATTAAAAGCAATATATACTGTTTTAGTAGGCTGATACTCAGCAAGTTGTTGATAAATATGATCTAAACGTCCATTGTCTTTTAAATGGATGATATACGTTGCGTCAACAGAATCATCTAAAAATCCCTCGTTGTAACGCATTTTTTTAAAGTTATAACAATGGGTGTTGTAATCCACATTCATTCCTACAATATATGTATAATATATTTGCAACTTATTTGCAGAAATATATTACAGAAATATATTACAGAAATATTTACAAAAGATAATTTATTTTGTATTCTACAAAAAAAGATAAAATTAACGTAACAATGCAAAAGCTGTGAATACACACACTTTTATTGCGTGAAAATATGATCATCAAGTTTAACCAAATCATCAAAGTTAAAAAACACATAAAATAAAAACTGTTGTTATACATGACTTCTTTATAAGGCACGTGCTTTGGATTAGCACCTAATATATAATTCGGATCCACGATTATTTTATCAAAATAACTAATGATGCATTCATATTTAAAAATTAATTTTAAGGAAGCCAATAAGAATATATAAGATATATAATACACGTCATATTTTGCAGGAAAGATAAATATGTAGATACATAAAAAAAATTCACCCAACATATGAATAATATAACTTATCGTTAATCCTATATTTTTGACGTGTTGATTTTCCATAATATATATTATTTTTTTAAAATATATTATTTTTTAGAAATACATTTT